CCGCGCCGCCTGATACAGCGCTTTCGTCGCCGCATCGTCCCGCTCGAACAGGTCGAAGTCCACCGTCACCGTTCGCATCCCCGCCGAAATACACAGCGGACCGTCGCTCCCGAACTCCAGGTTCCGCGTCTCGATATCGTTCTCCAGAAGCACTTCGGCCGCCGTGATCGTATAGAACCGGTCCGGCGTGTTGCCCAGCCAGGCCTGTCCCAGGTGCCCCGGGACGATCGAATAGTCGAACTGTTCCAGCGCTGGCTCCTCCGGGAAGCTCGTCAGCTCGCCTTGGCTCCCCTCGAAACTCGTGCTGTCGATCAGGTCGCGCGCCGCTCCGCTGAACTGGAATTCGTGGTAGTCCCCATTCACCCGGATCCGCATCTTGTCCACCGCTGCGCCGCTCAGGATTCGCTGCACCGCTCCCGCCGGGCTCCAGTAGTCGAAAATGCTGACCGTGTCCAGCCCGGTTGCCGGCATGTAGGTCACCGTCGCCCCCACCGGCGACCCGGTGCTCGGCAACACCGTGAGTGGCGCATTCAGCTCAACCGTCAGCGCGTCCACGATTGAGTTCACGAACCGCAGTTCGTTCCCCGACGTAACTGCTTGGCCCGGCGCCAGTCCGTGCGCGCTCGCGAACGTCAGCAGCTTCGCGTTCTGGTTGGCGCCTGCCGTGCCTCCGTTAAAGATCACCGGCGCGCTGCCGATGCTCGCTTGGAACAGCGGCCCGTAGCTGGGCTCCATGTCCTGCCGCGTCCAGCCCGTCAGGTACGTCGTTACGTCGAACGTGGTCTTCTTCCTGAGTCCCGCCGGGGACCCGGGAAACGTACGCGTTCCCGTCTTATCCTTCCGCTTCGGCCGCTCCAGCCGCTGGCTCGTCGCCAGTTTCACCGCCGGAAACCGGTTCCGGCTCTCCACCGCCGGCACCTGCGCGTAACTCAACTCCAGCGCCACATATTGCCTGTTGTCGTTTGAAGATACATATCCGCACGCCATATAAGTACCTCAGCCCCCTCCTGCCGCCTGCCAAAGAACTACCTTCGACATCCGGTGCCCGCCCGTTCCGCACCCCGATCACCGCTTCCGAGCCGCGACCGCCAGGGAGCGGTCCCTGCTGTTACTCCTCAATAACTCACGTCCACCTCGAACTGAACCTTCGCCACCTGAAGGAAGTTCTTCCCCCCCCGCTTGATCGGCCCGAACTCCACCTTGTACCCGCCGGTGTAGAACATCCCCGCGCCCCAGTCTCCGCGCTGCCCGTCGAGCACCTCCGTCGCAGCCCCCGCGTAGTACTGCAGGTTCTTCGACACCTGCTCCAGCCGGTCGTGCGTGGTCCGCACTTCCACCACCATGTGGGCTTTCCCGGAAAACGTCCGGAACTTCTCCTTCTGGAGGTTGGCGAGCCCCTCGCAATACACGTACACCGCCGGATACGCTACCCCCGCCGTGCGTTCCACGGTTTCGTACGCCACCTGCTGCCCGATCACCTGGCTCGGCTCGATCACCGCCAGTTCCACGCTCTCTCGCTGCGCCAGCGCCGCCACCCTGTACCCCAGACCGGTCGCCGCCGTCATGATGCTCATCACCTTGTCCGACGCCATGCTTCCCAGTGCCGCCATGCCCTTACCTCCACAGCACCCTGGGGCCCGGCCGCAGGTAATAGTCCGGCTCCTGCCCCGTTCCCACCGCCGCGCCTTGCCGTATCCCCGAAACCGGCGCGGTCCATTCCTCGTCCACCGCCAGCGGAGAACCGTTTTGCTGCGTCTGCTCCGTGGGCGACAACCCAACATATACGCTCCACGATCGCGCTTGCGCCGGCGGACTTACTGGCATCACCACCAGCACATTCCCTTCCGGCACGCTCAGGATCGCAATGTCGCTCGGGCTGCCCTCCTCGGCATCGTTGTTCCGCCACGCCACGCGCACGAAGTACGTCGCCGCCCCCACCGCGGCCGCCGCGTAGCTCAGTACCGGTTTCGCGGCCCTGGGAATCGGATCGCCCGCAACCCCCACCCCGATCTCGAGCAGCGCGTCCCACGCCCACTGCCCCACTTTCTGGTATTCCGCCCACTTGGCTTGATAGCGGTCGTTCAATTGCCTGTGGTACGCGTCCCGGAAGACCAGCGCCAGCGCGCGAAACGTATGCCACTTGTGAAGCGGCTCCGTCACCACGATGTTTCCCAGTCCCAGCGTGCTGTCGCGCCCGGACAGGTACGCTTCCAGATCGATCGCCAGTTCCTCTTGCGCCAGGCCCAGCTTGATCGTCAGATCGATCTGTTCCGTCGTCGCCGTCTCCAGGATCCCCGACTCGTACCCCATCAGATCCTCGATGATCGAAATCGTCCCATCAGTGAATAGCGCCATAGAACCATCGCCTCGCCCTGCGCTGCCGCGCCGCCGGTATTACCCCTTCGAGCGCGTTGTCCCTTTCAACGCTCGCAGGTCCGCTTCCGAGATCACCGTGATCTGCATTCGTCCCGCCGACGCCGCTTGATCGGCCGCCCGTTTGGCCTCGGCCGTCTGCACGCGATACTCGCCGGCCTCCTCTGCCGTCGCCAACCGCGCCCGCCCCTCGACGATCAGCTTCGCCGCCACGAGGCGCGGCACTTCCGTCCGCACTCCCGCGCGCCCTCCATCCGGAGTCTCCTGGCTCACCACCAACGCGTTCGCCTCGCCAAGACTCGCCTCGATCTGCCGCATCTTCTGGTAGTAGACTTTCAGGTCCATATTCCCTCTCCACCATCTTGGGTGGGGCGGACTTCAGTCCGCGCGGGACTTTAGTCCCGCCACTCGATACGTCCGGGAGCCCCGGCTCCCCACCGGGGCTCCCATTTGTTCGCCCACTGCCGGCTAGCTGTTCACCTGCACCGCGAATCCGTTTCGCAACACGCCCACGCCGTACAGCACGTCCACCGTGAACTGCTGCGCCAGCGTGTTCGGCTGATAGCTCAGGGTCACCCGCATCCCGAAGTTGCCCAACTCGGCGTACTCCGCGATGGCGCCCGTTCCAGGCAGCGGTTGCGGAAGCCGCCGGACCACCAGTCCCAGCGCGCTCCGCGCGAACGCCAGGTTGTGCGTCGTCACCGGCGAGCTTCCCGTCTTGGCCACGAACTGCGACCGCAGCACGAAGAAGTCCTTGATCTTCCCCACGGTCCCGTCCACCAGTGCCCGCATCCCCGCGTCGCCGGCTTTGTCGAATTCGCTGAATCGCGGGATCTGCCGCAGCGCCGAGTAGCTGGCTGCGTCCACCACCAGGTATTTCGGCTCGCTGGCCGGAACCTTGGTCTGGAACAGAGCCGTCTCCGCCGCGTCCACCACGGCTTCGGTCAGCGCCGTGCCCGCCGTCCCCACCGGCGTGTTCGCCGTGAAACTCGCGTAGAGGTTCAGCAGGTCCGTCTCGATCTTCTCCGCAAGCGCCACCATCGCCGGTTGCATGTACAGCTTCATCAGGTCCGGCACCGCCAGTACTTTCGTGACGTCCGGCACCAGGAAGGTTGCTTCCGCGTGCGTGTTCAGCACGATTTGCGCGTTCCCCAGGTTCGGGTTCTGCGTTTGCACCGTGCCGCCTTCCGCAATGTTGTTGGCCACCAGGGTCGGCGGGATCGGCACGTTCACCGTATCCCCCGCCTGGGCCAGAGTTGGCTCGAAATCGCGATTGACCAGGTTCCCCATCACCAGGTTCCCCATCAGAGCCGGCAGCGCATCCACCGCTACGAGTTTCACAATCGCGTTAGCCACGTTAGTTGAAGTTATCGCTGGCATCCATCTCTCCTCTCACTCACTCTGATCTCTTACTTCCCACTTCTTACTTCCCACTTCTTACTTCTTACTTCTTACTTCTCCTTCTCAGGCTCCCCGCAACGTCTGCGACGCAATTCTCACGATCTCCTGCCGGATCCGCTCGGCATCCTCCGCGCTCATCCCCGGCCGGATCTTGTCCAGATCGACTGCCCCGCTGCTCGCCACCGGCGGTTTGTGCGCCGCCACCGTCCCCGAGCCCCCCGCGATTCGCGCCGGCAGGAATTCCGGGTTCTCGTTCAGGGAATGCGAAACGTACTCTTTCACGCTTACGTCGCCTTCCTCCCCCTTCGCTAGCAGCCGGCCGTCGTCTGCCCGGTAGATGTCGTCCTTGATCGCCTTGAACGCCACCTCAACCTTCGCCACTCCCATGCGCTGCAGCTCCGCGCGAACCGTTGTCGCCCGGTCCGATTCCTCGGCCTGTTGACGGCTCCGCTGGTTCTCCTCGACCAGTTCGTTGAGCCTCCGCTCCAGTTGCTCTCTTCGCTTCCGCTCCTCGACCAGCTCGACTTTGTATGCCGGCTCCGTCTTCGACTGCTCCTTCTTCACGAACTCCTCGATGGTCTCCCGCACGATCGCCCGGACACCGTCGTCCTTCGCTTCCACCGTCTCCTGCTCTTGGTCCATCTCCAGTCCTCCACTTTATTGCGGTCCGTCCTCGATCTCTTGCGCGATCCGGTCCTTCACTTCCTGCCGGGAGTCACACAGGTACTTCGAGGCGAGTTTCTTGAACACTTCTTTACGCAGCGTCGTCGAGTCGATCCCCAGCGCCAGCAGCTTCCTGGCATC